CCAGCGCCCTGCCGGTAGATCGTCGTCTCTAGCGTCGCCGTGCCGCTGAAGCCAGCGGTGGAGTCAAAGTCGTAGATCCTCGTGCCACCAGAGGACGATTGGATGTCCGTGCAGGTGATCGTGCCTGCCTCGCCTGCAAGTTTGGCGGCAAGTCGCGTGGCCCCAGCCAGCGTGAAGGTGTTTGGCTGCACCTGCTCGGTGATCAACGAGCCATCGGCTCGCGTGAGTCGTACCGTCACGACCCCTGTTGGCTTCCAAATAGAATCAAACATTTATCAACCCCACGGATTCACATCCCAATACCCAGAATCCCAGGTAAGGACTTGGACTACGCTTGTCGTGATTGTATCGCTAACGGCTCCCACAGAATCGCCAACCGGCGTCGGCGATGACAGTGGCCCCCATAGGCTGTTATCCCAAGTGAGTGCGTTATCGCCAGGATCTGTTGGCGCCCAGTACCACGGCCCCTCGTTGAGCGCCGTCGTGATGACATCGGTCGGCGCGGCGACCACATCTCCGAACTCAAGTTGCAGCGGCCCTGGCAGCGCGGGCAAGCCCTCAATGCTGCACTCGTAGCCGCTCTGTGGATTGAAACTCCAGTTGATCGTTGCGACTTGCTGCAAGAAGGTCTTGCTCTTTGTCGCGTCCAGCACGCCGAAGACCTCGCCCGCCTTGAGCGGCACGCCTGGAGCAGAGTCCAGCGAGATGCGGAGGCGTCGGACGCTGCGGAAGTAGAGCAGGTCAAGTGCCCGCGTGTACGCCTTGTCCGTGCTCGGAAGATAGGGATTCTTCAGGCTTAGCGGCAGGATCTGGCCGCCAAGCAGTTCCTGCCCGTCAATGTCATCTGCCTGCGTCGCGTAGAGCGAGGAGAGTCGCGCTGGCTTGCCGATCAGCGTGAAGGTCTGCACATAGATCGCTGTCGCTGCAGCCATATTCTTGAAGGTCACGGTGGCGCGGTTGCCGTCACCGGTTGCGGTGCCGCCGACCGTGAGTTCGTAGTAGAGGTTGCCGTCTAGCGAGACGAGGCTAGGAGGGTCGCCCTGCACCATCGGGATCGCTGTCCCGCCTGTGGGCGCAGAGGCCGCCGTAGCAGCGCTGGGGTTATTCCCCCCAGCCGTTCCAACCGACGCCCAAGTGACGGGCGTGTAGTCAATCCAGCGCGTCTTGTCCTGCGCCTCAATGCTGAGCGTGATCTCGCCAGGCACGAAGAAGCCATCGGCAGAGCCTGCGGCTGGGATCGTGATCGGGGTGGTGATCTCAAAGACCGTCTCGTCGCTGACCGCAGAGGCGCGATCCTCGTATTCAAGGAGCGCTCGGTTGATCGCGGTCTCGGTGTTGCGGAGGATGCTGATCTCAAACGGGTAGGACTCTTTGTCCAGCGTGATGAGCGGCGCTTGGAGCGCAGCCTGATTCGTGTCGCGGTCGTTGAAGGTGAGCACGCCGTTCTCGTCCACGAAGATGCGTCCACCCTCGGCGATGGCGAGCAGCCCGAGTTCAGCGCCCAGCGGCTCGCCGGTCGCCGCTGCGAACTGCGCGGTGCCGAAGGCGGTGCCGACGGCTGCGTAGGATGCCGTGCCAAGCCCCGCCTTGTCTGCGAACGCGGTGAAGACCGTATCCAGCGAAACATTGGCACGAGGGCCGTAGTAGGTCGGCACGGTGGCGAACCGCGCGGAGATGTCAAGCAGGCGCATCTGCGCCACTCGCGCCTGCTCACGCGGCACGACCGAGCGCACGATGTAGGTGCCGAGCGTGCGGGTCTGCGCTGCGCCGTTGTAGAAATAGCCGAGGCTGACCTTCGCCTTCGTGGTCAGGAATGCGCCCTGAAGGTAGGCATAGATCGGGCTGTTCTCGTTCTCCGCGCTGAAGCGCTGGTTGAGATTGTCCAGCGTCAGGTTGCATTCGCCTGGCTGGAGCGCGCCCGTGTCAGGGTCAAAGGACTCAATGCCAACGGCGTCCAGCACGAAGCCGGTCTCGTCATCAAAGACGCCATCGCCGTCCCAGTCAATCTCCAACTTGATGATTGGACGATGCTGCTTGTCGGCAATCGCGGCGATCAGGTTTGCGCTCAGTGCCACGATGCCTCCTTAGGTTGTGCGGGCGTCAACCTCAACGAGCGTGATCTGGTAGTCGCCCTTCGTCACATCGGGGTAGACGGTGACCAGATCGCTGATTGAGTCAATGCGGACGGTGACCCCAGGCTGGGCTGGCGTGAACGGGCCGCCCGTCCAAGTGAAGGTCGTGGTGGTCTGGTTGCTGACATTCGCCCAGTAAAGCGCGACGAGCGCGTCGTAGGTCGTGACATCCTCGTACTCAAAGGCGAGCGAGTAGGAGAAGCGATAGCCGACTGACCAAGTGCGGATGGAGCCGTTGACGGTGAGGCGGCTGCCGCCGACCGTGCTGTATTCCAACTTGACCGCGTTCGTGCGGACAGGGTACGGCAGCGTGATCGTCGTCGCGCCAGAGGATAGTGTTGGCTGACTTACGCTCATCGGGCACCTCCGAGTACCGTGCCTCGGCGTCTGGCTTCGTCATTGAGCGCGCCGTAGATGCGACGAGCGAACTCGCGGGCATCGTCGGACGATCCGAGGAAGGCACCCGCCTGCACGGTCACATTGATCTGACCGCCGAGGGAGTTGTTGGGCACGATGCTGCCTGACTGATTCGGCACAAAGAGTTCAGGCCCTCGCTCTCCGACCATATACTGTTGCCCGCCGGTGACAGGGCCACCAAGTGCGCGCTGGCGCTCGCGATTCGTGCGCGTGCCTTGGGCTGGCAAGAAGCCGCCGATGAACGGCAGATTGTTGGCAAGGTTGATAAGTTTCTGCACGATGTCAAGCGCGCCCTGTACCAGCCCAACGAAGAATCCAATGATTTCACCTAGACCGCCAAACAGATTGCCGATTGCGCCTATGGCAATGGCAAGCGGCCCCTTGCCGTCCCCCCAAAGAAGTCCAACAAGGCTTTTCACGATGTCAAATGCCGCACCAAAGGCGCGAACAATAGTCGTGCCTACCATTAGGAAAAGGTCGCCGAGGATTTTTAGGACTGGCTTGATCGCGTCAAAGATTGCGTTCACAATGTTGCGGAAGTCTTCGCTTGAGTTGTAGGCAATGATCAGCCCCGCGACAAGCGCGGCGATAAGCGCGATGGCCACAACGATCGGGCCACCAAAAGATTGCATTGTGAGATTAGTCAACGCCATAATGGTTCGGTACGCACCAACAGCGGCTGCAGCGATGTTTACGGCAATGGTGAATGCGGTATACGCCCCTACAACAACAAGAATAATGCCAATGTTTTCGCTGACGAACTTGGCGATCGCCTTGAACGCCTCAACAAGTTTTCCAATGATTGCGCCAGCGACATTGATGATGGCGGGCAGAACCTGCGTGACCATCGTGGTGATGAACGGGCGAAGATATTCAATAGCCTGAGTGAAAGCGTTGGCGAACGCAATCCCAAAATCACGAAGGCGCGGCATAATCTCGTCACGGAAAAAGGTCAAAACCTCTGCCAAGATTGGCAGCACAACTCGTCCGATGTCTTCCACCACATTGTCAAGGGCGATCTGGATGCTCTCCATCGCGCCTTGCGTGGTCTCCCCGTAGGCTTCGGCTTGGCCCGCTGCGGCCTCTTGGATTATCGCCAGCGCTTCTGTTGCCGTCGTGCCCTTCTCAACCGTGAAGCCATAGCGGCTGAGGATGCCAGTGTTGCCACCGAAGACCTTGCCTACGAGGTCAGAGGCGGTGGATAGGTCAACGCCACGGAGGCGAGCGAAGTCCATCGCAATCGTCTGCAACTCAAGCGCTTTCGTGACATCGCCAGTGCGTGGCACGAGGCGAGAAAGCGAGTCGCGGAGGGCGTCGTCGCTGAAGGCAAGTTTCTGGCGCGCCTCTACGGCAGCGTCCATCTCCTTCGTCTGGGCCTCAGTGATCGTAGTGTTGGCGCTGATCGCTGCGTTGAGACGCGCAATGGAGGCATCTTCCTCAGCGGCTGCGTTAGCCGCTGCGAACATTGCTCCGCCTACGGCAATGGCTGCTCCCGCTGCGATGGCGAATCCCTTCGCGGCTGCGGCGAACGGAGCGTTGAGCATTCCGGCTGTTTTATCAAGACGGCGCGCAGTCTTATTGAGTTCGCGCATTCCCTTAGAGGCTCCGTCCTTGAGAATGACGGCAAGTGTCGTCGTTCGTTCAGCCACGCTTGCCCGCCTTTCTCGTCGTCACCGACGATTCAATCCGCATAAACTCCAAGCCACGCAGCACCCATTCGCCAGGAGCCTCTTCCAGTTCCCACGGCGCGACGCCCCACCGCTGAGCCAGCGCGTCTAGCGCGTACTCAAGCGGAACAGGGGCCTTAGCGTCGGGGTTTATTGCTGTTCTGGCGAGGGCTGTACGGAGTTGCTGCCCTGCTCTTTTGGGAGTGTAAGTTCCTCAATCCAGTCGCGCAGCCTGCCTGCAATCACAATGAGACCGCTGAGCGGGAGGTTATCAAGACTATCCACGCCGAGGTTGTGCGACGAGATGAGCGACAGGAGCCTGTCGGTGCTCTCTTCTTCGGTCGCGTCTGCGGCGCGGATAGCCTTGATCTCGCCCCAAGTAAACTCTCTAACTTCAACCCAGTGACCGGCGAGATCGCCAGTCAGTTCAAGTTTGGTCGTCTTTGCCTTTAGCATTCTGCCTCCTTGTCCTGCTTAGGAAATCGTTGCGAGGTTGTTCTTTACCACGATGGAGAAGTCCGTGTTCGCAGCCGAATCCACGATGCCGCGATAGGTGATGTTCGCCACGATGACGCCATCAACTTCCGCGATCTCGTGCGTGTCTGCCACGCCGTAGAAGTCCAACTGGAACTCATAGGTGCCCGCGCCGAGCGTTGGCCCTGTGGACAAGATACGAATCTTGCGCTCGCTCTTGAGCAAGAACTGATCAAGTTCGTTGCGGTTCGTGAAGTATCGGACGATCTCAAGTCGCGCCTGTCGCGCAACAGGAGCCACCGTATCCACGGCTGCCGAGGTGCCGTCAAGCACTTCGCGTCGGACGAGTCCGCGCGTGAGCGTGAAAGTTGCCTCTTGCACCGAGGTGTCGGCGGTTGAGCCAATGGTCGTCGCGTCAATGTAGACGGCTGCGTCTACGCCGAGCACGCTGACCTGCGTGGTGTCGCTTGGGCTGGCGCTGTATGCCGTGCCGAGCGCGACCGTGCCTGCGGCGATGGTCGTCGCCGTGAAGGTGACGGCTTCGTCCTTGACATAGGCGATGCTCAGTTCGTCTGTGGCGCAGCCAGCGAGACGGTAAGTTGGCACGACCGTGCCGCCGTCTGCCCAGCCCCATTCAGCCGTGAAGGTCTTTGGCGCGTTCGCCGTGCCGCTGTTTGGGCTGTAAGTCCAAGTGTATGGTGCCACGGTGCCCGAAGGCGTGACGCCGCCCTTGACGCTGCTCTCAAGCCAGAATGGCATCTGGCTGTAAAGGACTGGCCCTGCGATGTTCAGGCCGTTGCGCTCAACGCCAGGATTGATCTCATACGCCTCAAAATAGGTGCCGCGAAGCGTCGTGTTAGCAATGCTCGTGACTTCCTGTGAAGGAGTTGCCTCATTCGCGTAGAGGACGCGAGTTGCGGTGGCAGCGGAACCAGCCGTTGATTCAAGCGCTCCCACGAGTTTCAATAACTGGTTGACTGCCATTGTGTTCTCCTTATGCTGCTTCTACTGAGGACAGGGCATTTGCCCGCTCAATGTATTTGCCTAGAACTGCGTCAGCCGCTTGCTGACCTGCTTCCAATGCGGTCGCTGCCGCAGGGGTCACGAACGGCTTTGCGCGAGCACCAGGGTGCTCAACCAACTTGGCATAGCCGAATGCTGCTCGTAAAATCCCATTTTCCTTCGGGTAAATACGGTGCGCTCCCGTGCCGAACTCAATCAGATGTCGGTGGTTTCCACCGCGCTTGCCAGGGATCGGCCCAGCGATGACGCCGATGGTGCCTGGCTGTCGCTTGATTTTGACTGCCTTGATTGAGCGATACAGGTTCCCTGTTTTACGACCAACCCCTCTGGAGAGATACGACTGCTGCAAGACCGGCTGCATCGCCTTACCAGCAGCATCGCGCATTGCCTCAAGCACTGCCTCTAGTTCAGATCCGTAGAACTGCGAGAAGTAGCGCTCGGTGGCTTCGGTCTTGTATTCAATGCTGAAGGAGACTTTTGTTTCTGCCATTACGGGGCAATCGTGTTGAGCACTTCGCGAGTCGTCACTTCCACCTGCATCTCAATCACGGCGAACATCTCGCCGCCGTACTCAGATTCTCCCATACGGATGTCCGGCACGAGTGCCTTCACCACAACATTTGGCAAGCCGAGTTGCATATCGCTGACGACGCCCTCTACGAGCACATCGCGCCAGGCGTAGAGAGCCTTGACTGCGCGGTCGGTGCCCATTCCCTTCGCCACATAAAAGCGCACGGGGAAGCGGTGAATCTGTCGCACGAGGCGATTGGGGCCGTATTCCGCCGTGGTGGAAGGGGGAAAGACCACCACGGACGGAAACACGGAGATCATATCAGGCGGATTGGCTGTCGCCAAGCGCACCTCGTCGTAGCCCGCTGGCGGCGTTGTATTGGCGGCAGAGAACCGCGCAGCGAGCGCGGTGCCGATGGCGTAGGTGTCCAGCGCCATTTAGACCGCCTGGGCTGCGACGCGGTAGGCGCGCAGCATCTGCTCCACATCTGGGTCAAGGCGCGCAAGGAGACGCATCTGGCCAATCTCAGGAGCCGAGGCGATGCCGAACGGCGTATTACGCCGGTTGAAAATGCGGCCTGACTGGATGATGCAACTCATCTCAATCGGTCGCGGCACTTGAGGCCAGCCGCGCGTGCCGACGATCCTCACACCCTTGACGATCTCCACAGGGAAGGTGTTCGCGCCTTCGGTGAGCGCGATCACTTCGGTGAACGGTCGTCCAGTGGCGGGTGCGTTGAATGGCGCGAGCGCGCAGTCAGTGTTGATGACCCACGAGGTGCTGTAGGTGCCGTTGGCATCGCCATCGGTCGTGATCGCCGAGACGGAGGCGAAGTCGTCAATCGGCTGCACGAGGTAGTCCTGCGCCGTATAGAAGGCGGTGGATGCAGCGGACTGATAGAAGAAGCGTCCGCAGTAATCGTCAATCAGGCGGCTGACGGACTCAATGACGAGTTCCAACTCGCCGTCGGAGGTCGCGTCAATGATGCCGAGGGCCTGCTTGACTGCGCTCCCTGTCGTGTAGCCGTTCGTGATTGCCATCAGGTCTCCTTGATTGGTTGGACGCGCTTGAGCGCGTCAGGATCGCCAGCATCCTGCCAGCCGGTCACGATGAGTTCCGTGAGCGGCTGGTGAGGTGCGTACGACCTCAGAACATCAGCCATATGCACTTCATTGGTTGAGCCGAGTTTGAGGTCATAGCAGATGTCATTGAGCAGTTCGCGATTCGTGAAGCGATAGATGCCGCAGCATACTAGAACCTGCGGCACGCCGCGCGTCCATCCACCCTCTGCGTGTTCGTAGTAATCCCAGATTCGCCACGGCGCTGTTGCCACGCCAACCCAGTCGCCCTCCTGCGTCGGCACCTGCGGGAGCAGGGTGTCGGCGAAGAGCACGGTGAGCGCGCCCTCTGGGAGCGCTGTAGAGGCACTCAGGAGCGCCCCAGACGGGCCGTCTGCCTCAGCGTGAGGAATCACCCCAGTCAGCCACGGAGCGGCGCTTAGAACCGCCTTCTCGTCGTCTGGCCTCACGACCGCGTAGGTCGGCTGTTTGCCAGCCGCGCGCCTGTGCCACTCGTGCACCGGCAGCCCCGCCGCCTCTACGAGCAGTTTGTTCGTGCCGCCCAGTCGTGATGCCCTGCCAGCGGCGAGGATGACAATCACGGTCGGCTCTCGTGTTTCCATTCGTTGCTGAGATCGTAGAACCAGGTCGCTTCTTGCACGAGCGTGAATCTTGCACCGTGGTCAAGCGCCTTGACCCAGAAATGCCAGTCGTAGCCCTTGATGAGATCAAACCCACCCAACTCTCTGAAGAGCGCGGTGCGGACGATGGCGTTGTGGCTGACGATGCTGCCAGATCGCAACGCGCTCGGCTCAAAGCCGACGCGGTACATTCTTGCACCGTCATCGTAGGAGTAGGCGATGTCAGAACCGTCGCGCTCCGCAGCCTCAACGAGCGACGATAGGTGGTTGGGATAGAGGTAGTCATCATCGTCTAGCAGCGCGATCCACTTGGTCTGCACGGTCAAAGCCAGATCGTTCTTCATCGCCGCGCCGCCGCGTCGTGCGTAATCCACGCCGATCAAGTGTGCGCTTGGCTGAAGTATCTGCTCTCGCACCGAATCAACGGCTCGCTTCAGCAGCGTCTCGCGCTCGGGCAGCGTCGCCGTGACGACCGTGATGCTCATTTGTTCTTGGCGGCTCGCCGCTGTTCGCGGTTCAGTCCGCTCGCCTTCGGGATCTCTGACTCAATCTGCTTGAGGATCGGACGCCAATGCTCGGCGTAGACCTTCTCGGTGCTGTAGTTAGATGCGAACGCAACCGCCGCCTCTGACGCTGCCTTCGCCTTCTCTGTGTCTCCCTTGAGCGCGTAGGACTGCTCCAGCGCGTCTTCAATCTCGTCCACATTCGGGGTCATCCACCAGCCGGTCTGCAACTCATCCCACTCAGGCTGACCGCCGACCTTCCAGCCAGCGCCCACGAGTTCAGGCATTGCCGTCCAGTTCGTGACGATGACGGGTGTGCCGCACGCCTGCGACTCAATGGTCGGGATGCCGAAGCCCTCGCCCTTGCTGGGCTGGAGGAGCACATCGGCTGCGGTGTAGCACTTGGCGAGTACGCCCTGATCCAGCCCCTGCCGGTAGGCGAACTGCGGCACGGCTCGCACCCGATCCATCGGGGCGTTGACCGCCTTGAGCAGCCGCTCCAACTTCGTGCCGTTGGCGAGACCGAACATCTCGGTGTGGAGGTAGAGGTAGGCATCTGTGTGTTTCTGCGCGAAGCGACTCCACGCGAGGAGAAGTTCAGGCCACGCCTTACGGATTGGGGTGACGCCCTTGTTCGCCTGTGGGCAGATCGTCAGATGCGCGTCCTCAGGAATGCCGAGGTCGGCGCGGATCTTGGATGGTGTCGGCTTGAAGATATCAAGCGGAATGCTGTGCGGCGCGTAGAAGAGTCGGTCGCGCTCCAGTCCAGCATCAAGCAGTTCGCGCTCGCCGAAGCGACTCATCGCGATGGCCCACTTGCCTTTGCCTCTGCGGTTGAACCACGCCTTGACCTCTTCGGGTACGACGCTATGGTCAACCGGCGTCCACGAAATCATCGGGATCTCGTCCCACTGTGGGGATTTGTACACCCAGACGTCATAGAGAGAAATGCCCGCCCCTGCGCCATCCTCGGTCGTCTGGTTGATCCAGTTGCCGATCTGCGCGGGCGTGAGGTCATTGCTGTAGGCGTCCAGCCCTTGCCCCATCACGGGGATGCCAGGTCGCCACTCCATCGTGGAGCCAGCGAAGCCGTAGTTCGCCATAATCGCGACCTTGTGCCCATCGGCTGCAAGGCGCGGAACGATCTCGTTCGTCTGTGTTCCGTATCCCGTGGGTGCCCACGGCGCGTTAGATGTCCAACCGATTCTCACGGTGCTGCCTCCTCCTGTTATTTGTCCTCCCGCCGAGCCGAAGCCCGACGGGAGGGTTGAGCCTAGATCGCTAGGATCAGGTGTTCGCCGAGACGAGCACCTTGACCGCGTTCAGGTCAGGGATGTTTCCGTCAACACCGTACAGAGTGCGTAGCGCAATCTGGTTTGTGTTGAAGAGGTAGTCGCTTGACGACGCAACCTCAATCGGGAGTTCTCGTACATAGTACGAAGGCTCGTGGATGATGGCCACTGACTTGGAGGCCGAAGCCACCGCTGCCATATGGACATTCTCCTTGAGTCGGTATCCCATCAGGGTGTCAGGCTGACCAGCCGCCATTGAAGGCTGGAAGACGAACTGCCCGTTGAGATCCTGCAACTTGCGGAGTTTGCTCACTGCCGTCGTAGCCGCGTGCCAAACAGTGTTGGTGTTGCGGTACGAAGGATTGAGCGCGTAAAGAACGGTCGCGAGGTCAAGCGCATCAAAGAAGGTCGCCGAGACGGTGCCTCCCTTTACTGCGGTGCTCAAGCCCGTTGCCGCAGAGACGAAGCCCTGTGGCTGAACCGTGCCGGTGCCGATTGCCATCGCTGAACCAGCGACAAAGGCGATCTGCGCGCCAGCCTGTCGGCCAACCGTGCCGAGGATGTCAAAGCCCGCGTCGCGGACAAGTTCAGCCGACAAAAGTGTCAGGCTGGCGATCTTGTTCGCATAGAGGGTGATTGACGAGATCGTCGGATCGGCTGGGGTGATTGTTGAACCTTCGGTCACGAAAGCGGCTGACTGGTTCGCCGTCACGCGTGGCAGAGTGATCTGCTCGCCCGTGGTCGTGCGAAGTTTCGTCGCCCCGTCGTAGATCGGGTTGCCCTCAGTCAACGCGACGACAACGAAGTCGGCGAATGTGACTGGGACGGTTGCGGATGCTGATGCAAGAGCGCGGATCTCAAACTGAGCGCGTCGCTTCTCGCCGGTGGCGATTGCCCGAAGGACATCGCTATCGTTGTCAGCCTTGACTGCATTCTCAACCTTGAGTGCGCGCTCTGCGAGTGCGCCGATCTTCTCACTGCGCTCTTCAGCGGCAGCAACCTGATCCATCTTGGCCTTGCGTGCAGACATTGAATCGTTCAGGCTCGTCCAACGAGCCTCTTCCTCTGCGGAAAGTTCGCGCTTCTCGTCAGCCGCACGATTGAGGAGGGACTTAGCCTCTTCCCAGTCGTTTCGGTACTGCTCGTGAAGCGTCTTGGTGATGTCAGACATTGGTCTAACTCCTTACGCTATCTGGTTTGGGGTTGATTGCGTCATCGGTGGTGCGTCCAGCGGTGGTGCCGTGAGGCCCTCGTGCTGCGCCCTAGCGAATCTGCTGTTCCAGTTTGGCAAGTGCCAACTGGCGCTCACGAACAGAGAGAGGTACGAGCCGCTCATCGGCTTCCTCTGGCTCCGTTGTAGTCTCAGGTTCAGGCCGAAGATCAGGACTGATCTTGCGGATTGCGAGGTCAAGCGTTGCGGCTGAATCCGCATCGGGTGCTCCCGCGAGAAGTGAGTCAAAGGCACGCATCAGCGTTGAGGCGTCAATCTCGGTGCGCTCAGAGAGCGAGCGGACTGCGCCCAAGCCGATGGTGGCTGGGTAGGCTGGCTGGTTGCCCGTCAGAAGGCTGACTTCGTGCAGGCGAATGTTCCGCAGTTCACGAATGCCATTATCGCTGACGGCATCGCCGTTGCGAGGCACCGAGAAACCGAAGGACATACCCATCGCCGCACCGTCTCGGCGCAGCATTGCGGCGAGGTCGGAGGCGAAGGTCACCTCTGGGTTGAGGGAAACGCGCACCTTCAGGCCGCGATCATCCTCTTCAAGATCCAGCGTGCCCGTTTTGGTTGAGCCCAGGAAATACTTAGGATCGTGATCCTGAAGCGCCTTGACTTCCCATTCGCCGCGCTCGGCGGCAGCCACGCTCTTTGAGAACGCGCCTGGCTTGATGATCTCCCGCGTGCTCAGCCCTTCGGCTTCGGAGTTGAAGATAGCGGCATAGCCCGTAAAGGTGTGCCCATCGCCCTCAGCGCGGATCTCCGTTTGGAACTGTCGGTACTCAATCGCCATTTTCGGTTTCTCCTTACGCTCGGCGTTTTGGACGATGTTGTCCGCCCACCGCTTACCCGCGTCGCCGCCCCATAGCGCCCACGCGATCCTGCCAGCGGACGGATAGCCGTCTTCGCCGGTGTTGAATCCTTGACCTTGCTTGTCCACCTCGTGTCGTGCGAAGTAGGAGCGCATCCGCACCACCGTCTCAAACGGTAGGTTGCGCCCATTCACGATGTCTCGTGCGCGAGCCACGCCCACGAGGGTGCCGCCGCGTCCGAACTCAGCGCGCCAATCTAGGCCACGCTGCGCCTCTTCCTGCATCGCCTCTGTCGGCATATAGCCGTCAGGGTCAATCGGAGCGCGCTCTTCCTGATCGTCGTCCTCGTCGTCTTCGTCATCGTCCTCGCGTGGCTGCCAAGCGTTGCAGTAATACGCGCCGCTGACATAATCGTCCCAGCGCTCGCACCACGCCTTGTCGCCCTGAATATCGTCTTCGTTGTAGAAGGCGCAGTTGCCGCAGGCGCGACCTTCAGGCACATCGTCGGCGAGTGCGGGTCGGTAGTTATCTGGCAGAGCGCGCTCGCCGCCAGGCTCAATGCCTTCAGCCTGCGAGATCGCGACCATCTGCGAGATGGCGTCCTCTTTGGTGGTGTGGCAGCCCATCACTTCGCCGTCCTGCTTGACGACTGCCCAGCCGCTGCACTGCTCACTGTCATCCGTGATGAAATATGGCATTACGGATCAACCTGAAAATCGTAGACATCCAGCACGGTGTCGGCAGCGTCAGAGATGGCATAGAGCACATCACCATTGCCGATCTTGAGCGTGGTGATCGCGCCTTTGGAAATCTCAAATCCCGTCGTGGTCGTGACGGCTGCGCCGCCAACCCAGATGTTCTTGTTCGCGCCAAGTTCCATCGTGATCTCGTGGATGTTCTTCGCAGTCGCGGTAGCGATTGCCGCCGCTGCCGTGCCGATGCTGTATTGCTGCGCTCGGAAGGTCATCTGATCACCTCAAGTTGAGCACGAGGAGATCTTCCTCGCGCTGGCGTTCTTCGTGTGTGCGGCCCCAGCCTCTGACCCGCAACTCTTTCGTGTGGCTCGCCGCCTTGATGCGCCCTGCGTAGCCCCACGCGGAGCGTGTAGCCCGACCCTCGGTCGTCAGCGGTGCGCTGATTGCGCGACCCACCAAGCCCTGAGCACCGCGAGCGGTGCCGCGAGAGAAGGAGTAGGCGAAGACCTCGCCCTTGAAGGCGATTGCCTGCGGCTTGAAGACTGGCACTGGGCGCTGTGCGTAGTAGCCTGGACGCGAGGCTGCGCCTGGCTTAGTGCCCTGCGCCGTGCCCGTACTCTCCGTGATGCCGTTGAGTGAGGCTGCAACATCCAGCACGCCGAGCACGCTGAACGCGCTCGTGGTGATGCCGGTGATGACGCCGAGATCGTTCTCGCGCCCCGTCGCCGAGCCTGCGCTCGTCGTGACCCCAGCGACGCTGCCGTCTGCCTCAGGCCCGAGTCCCCATTCGTATGCGTCCCAAATCGCGCCCTTCGTGGCGCTTGGTTGCCAACGGCCCGTCGCCATTGGTTAGGTCAGAGATTCGGTGATGTTCCCGCTGGCGAGCGTGTAGGTTCCCGTCGTGGCGTAGGTCTGTGAAGCATCAAGTGCGCGGCTGCCGTAGAAGGTGCCTGCGGTAGATGCCGACCAATAGCCGATGTGCGTGATCGTCGTGGAGCCTGGCACATCAAAGACAACCTCAGCGCTTGACGCTGCGGTGCCGCCTGAAGCCGCTGCCCACGATGCGCTCTCGCGCGTGTACGGCGAGCCTGTCACCTCTGCGGTGCCAGCCGTGCCTGGGTCAGCCGTGTGCAGGCTGAAGTGCGTGACATTGCTCGTGATCGTGCCGAGCATCGTGTTGCGTGTTGTTGGGGTAAGTGCCATCGGTCTACTCCTCTACGATTGCGGTGATATTGCCGCTCTCGTCGCGCTCTACTCGGCGCGTGCGCGCCTCAGGCGTCGGAACGGTGACATTTATGATCGGCTGGATGACCTCGCGCTTCTCGGTGTCATCCTCGGCTGCGTTCTGTTGCTGCACGGTCACTGGCGCTGCGCCGGTGTGCGCGACTTTGATTCCGACAAGGCGTGAGGCGTCGGCTGGGGAGAAGCCAGCCTGCACGAGTTTCGCTACGATGTCCACCTTCGTGGAGAGCATCGCGGTCTCAGCATCGGCTTCGTTGAGTGGCATTCGGTAGGAGTCGCCTGAGTCAATCGGCCCGAAGTCCTCAAACTTACGAATGTCGTTGACATTGAGCCAGCCCTCTTGAAGCCCGACGCGATAGGTGTCGTAGCGATCCTTCGTCGTTCCGCGCAGGATGGAGTCCATTGAGAACTTGACGAAGGCGTCTGGCAGGAGGATCAGCGTGCTCAGCGGTCGCTCAATCATCTCCACGAGCGGTCGCAGCGTGTATT